TATTTACACCAGTTAATCTTCTTTTAAATGGTAAAAGAACAAATGGATTCTTCCAATACTGAATAACATTTAAAGCAGGATGCCAAGAGTAAGAACCAGCAGCCATACTATTTGCTGGATCAATAGTGATTCTTATTTCTTCTCCATTTTGAGATGTAATACCAGTAGAAGCATTATAACAAGCAACCTCCGCTACACCAGCAACAGGAGCATTACCACCAAATCCATTATAAACTGCTAATCTTTCGGTAGGAACATCATAGTCCAGTTGCCAAATACCAGTTGCTCTTTGAGCGGTATTATTAAAAACAGGTTGCCAGTGCAACTTATCAAAACGAAAGTTCATAATAATAAGATTAGGAGGTTCTACTTGTCCTGCGGAAGCATAATCTTCTAACTGAATAGAGATAGGCAACCAATAAATAGCATCACTAGTAGCATTATTTCCATCTTGGTAGGGTTCTCCGCTTGGTGTCTCAAATGGAGGTTCTTGCCAAAATCCTTTCTCAAAATATACACAAGCATCACTAGTAATACTTGGTATTCCTTCTGTTAGTTTTACATAACCAGAACTAATCTTTCTATATTCTTCTGTAAGTTCTTGTGTTCTATCTAATGCTCCACCCCTACCATATTCAGTAAATACTATTGGGTGAGAAATATAATAACCCTCTGTTGGGTTTCCTTCTGGGTATGTATCTAAATCCTCAAATGTTTTTGTAGCATCTACGCATATTTGTCTATCCAAAAATGTTCCATACAAAGGATCATTATTAGCAGAACTTAACCATAGATATTTTAGATTTGTATTTGATCCAACATAACTTTTATCTTCTTCTGTTTCATCATCGTAATATGTAGAAACAACTGATTCATAGTTCCATAAATAGAACTCTTTTGTTTGTAGATTAAAGATTAAAGATAATCGTAGTTGTGTAAAGTTAAAGATAATATGTTTATATGGTGTATGATAAACAACATTTAGACCAACTGGATTAAATGAATAATCTAATCTTGGTTGTTCGTTTGTTCGTAATGTAGTCCAACCATTATTCGCATAATAGTTAGTCATAGCATTTTGTAGGTATTCTTTAAAGAACTTATCTAAACCGGGATCTGTTAGTTCTTTAATATCACCAGAACCAGTAGAAGCAAAAATACCATTATCACTTATCCAAAATAAAGTTCCTTCTACTTTTATTCCAGCAGAAGAACCCCAACAACCAATAGTAGAACTTACTTTGATTAGACGACCACCAGAAGCAAGAATATTTCCATCTACGGGTTGTAGAACAAATGTCTCGCTAGGACTGAATACCATTAATCTACCATTAACCTCTTGTAATGCTGTTAGTGGATATTCACTTGTTATTACATCAAAATCTTCACCTATGATTGCGTAAGGTTGTTCTGGTTGAGAATAGAGGACTCTATTATCTGCGGATAGAAAGATCATACGATCGTTCCAAACACACATATCAACTATGACTGGAACCTCACTATTTCTAAAAAATACCCAACCTTGATCTATGAAAGTATTATCTGTTGAGTCTCCCCATACTAGTTTCTTTATTAAACTTGTTTCGCTGTATCCAGTTAGTATTGTTTTGTATTGGTAGTTTTCTACTCTTTTATTTCTTTCTTCTGTAAAGATTGCTGGTTGATAATAAAAAATACCAAAATCAGCATTTCCAAAATAAACTTTATCGTAATATTGAGTAAAGAAACAAGGAGGTAGTTTTGTAAATGGTTCTTGTATATTGTTTGTTTCACTTTGTAGAGGATTAACTATTGTCTCTTTAACGACTTGATAGTTTTTAAATGGATAGTAAGATGACTCTAATGCTCCGTGTTGATTACCAACATTTACACTTGCTCCAATAAGAGTTGCTGGATCTGGGTTTGTTGGATAATCTGCGATCTCTCTTAATGTTTGAGTTTCAGTTGTCTTTCTCCATAGTGGTTCTTCTAAAAAAGTATTTGTTGTTTTATCGTGTATGATTGCTGTGTAAAAGATTGTTTCTAATCCTAATGTTGTCTCTTCTTGTATTTCCCAGTTTGGGTAAATCATAGCAACTTGGGATGTATTACCTTGACCTTTAACAATAATGATTTCTTGTTGATGCCCGAAATCAGTAATAAAAGAATAAGTCCCACAGATTTCTAGGAATCCTAAATCATATGGTCCTTTACCTACTAATGGTATAGGTCTTCCTGCTCCACTTGGAACAAGTTTAGGAGCAGTTCCTTTAACTAACATTTGTGTATCAAATACACCCATAACACCAAAACCTAATCTTGTCTCCCAAGCATCTTGGTAATGGTTTAAGTTCTGTATCCAACCATTTCCGTTGGTTAGATCTGCTGTATTCATACCACCAGTCATTACTGGTATTGTTTGTTTCTTATCAACAACCGCCATTATGGATCTCCTTAATAAGTTCCAACTGATCTACGATATTCATTACCTACATAATGGACTGACTGAAATGCTTGTCCTTGACTGAAATAATCTTTGAGGTCTTGTTGTCTAATAGCGAGTTGTTGTTCTGCCGCCGCATTTAAAGCAACATCTTTAATCGCATATTGCTTATACATTAACAAAGCAATAAGGTCGTGGAGTTCATCAAACTCGTCTATGTTTTCTTGGTCGCCTGTATTTATCTTTGTAAAATCTATATTTGGATAAAACACATAAGATAAACGAATAGTTTGAGCCGCTACTTGCGACCAGTTATTAGAAAAGATTAACTTTTTATCTTGTAGAGAATAACACATCTTTCCAGTCATAGAGAACTCTACTGGGTCTTGGACTGAATCATATGAATAAAGATATGTAACATTAGTTCCGTCAGTTGTAATACTGGAAACATCATTTAATCTTACTAATCTTCTATTGTTATTAGCATAAGTAGTAGAGTTAGGAAGCATTAAGTTATTTGGAGCAGTAGTTAAATCTGTTGTTTGAGCGGGATTTGTAATATCCCAAAAAGTTAAATATGCTTTATCATATGTATCTGTAATAAGACGATGATATTTAGCATAAGCAACTTTGAGTAAAGGAATAATCGCTGAATCAGGTAAAAATGTTTTATCTGGTTCATCTGCTATTAATCTAAAATATGATACAACCTCATCTAAATACATTAGAGCATACCTCCTGTTTTCATCCCAGTTAGACCTTCACCCGCTTCGGTTTGTTCTCCACCAATAGTATTAAGAGCATTTTGTTTTTCTGCTTTAACCATTAGATTATCAACTAACTCTTGCCTTGCTGAATCACTATCCAAAGATGCTAGTTGTTCTTTGTTTTGACTTATTACTGGATTTGTTGCTTGTTCCATAATACTTAAATGTTCTGGTATTGCTGCTGGGTCTTGTTGAGAAACAATATTTTTCTTAATAGCAATCAATATGTTCTTGTAAAGATCGCTAATGTAGTTTCTTGTTTCATCTGGTAGATTGTAATAATCATCATCATTAGAAATAAAATCTTTAAAGACTTTTTGGAAAGTTGATAAGTCATCATCAATAAAGATCTCAACTTTACCACCTCGTTTGATTGCTTCCAAAATCTTTAATGCGTGAGCGGAGTTAGACATTTTCTCTAATATATCTTTATTCGCGGCTCTTGTAGAAAGTTGTTCTCTTGCTTCCTGTGGAGATAGAAGACCAAGTTGTAGCATTTGCATAACCTTTTGTTCTTTATCTTGTATCTCGCTTTGGAATAGAGTTCCTGCTTCTATAAATACCTCTGGGTCTTCTACTAAATCTGTTTGGGACAACTCTTTAAATACAATCTTACCAGTAGCATCTAACATACGCATTAGTTTTGGTTCTGTGTAAAATGCTTTCATAATCAAAAGAATATTCTTTGCTAGAACTCTTGTTGCTTTCTCAATATTATTTTGAGTAAGTTGTAGTTGTGAAGCGTCTAACGAAGATAAGTTTTCGATTGCTTTACCAGAAGAAATACCTATTGCTCTTTTACCTAATGATACAGAATGAACCCCTGAAATATCCATCATTTCGTTCTGTAATGCCATAGCAGATTCCATAACATATGGAGGCATAGAAGGCATAGAAGCGACTTGTGGAACACCACCACCGGGATTGTAATAAACTTTTTCACCCGGTTTATCTGTAATACTATTGTTGGAAACACCAGAGGTTTTTGGAATCAACCATTTAGGATTCGCCATTAACTCTGTGTTTTTGATTATTTGATTACGAGTTCTATTGTATTGTGTTTGTAAGTCAATAAGAGGAGCAATCATACTCCAACCCCACAATACAGAAGGTAGATTTGTGTATTTAATGTGTTGGATTGGTTCATAAC